AGATCCAGAGTTTGAGACGTTCTACACGAAGAACATTCTTTTGAATGAAGGTCTTCGTGCATGGTTAGCACCAGTAGACCAACCACATGAGAACTTTGTGTTCCCTGAGGAAGTACTTCCAAGAGGCAACGCACTCTAACTTTTAATAAGGATTTGTCTTATTAAAGGAAACCCACTAAACCTTTAATAAGACCACTTCCCAAAGTGTCCACCGTCTCTTCACAGGGACGGTTTTTTATAAATAAATCTATGGAAGTTAGAAAAAAATGAATTCCAACGAACTCCGTAGTCTTCAAGAAGCATATTTAGAAGTTGCTAACGGTCAGCAACTTGATGAGATGATTGACCCTAAGGGTGCTGCCCGTATGGATGCTGCAAAGAAAAAGAAAAAGGTTGATGTCTTTGCTTACGATAGAAAGCTCCAAGCACAGGGTAAACTAAAAGGTAAGAAACTCCCTCCTCCTCCAACTAATGAAGAAGTTGAATCTGAGGCATATGAGCCTATGACCAAAGAACGTCAGGCGAAAGTCGATAGAGCAAAGAAAAAAGCATATGATGCTGATAAACGTGCTCAGTATAAGAGAGATTATGGAGAAGCAGATAAGCAGTTCAAACGTCGTATGGCAATGGACAGCAGAACTAAGATGAGAAAGGAAGAACTTGATATTTTTGATATTGTCCTCTCACATCTTCTTGATGAAGGATATGCTGATACTATTGAAAGTGCAGAAAGTATTATGATCAATATGAGTGAAAAGTGGAGAGATAGTATTGTTGAAGCAGAAGGGTCTTTACAAAGAGGAAGAGTCTGATATATAATTGGCGTAGCAATCGCCAATAAATGAAGATTTTCCTCGATACTGCTGACACCAATGTAATCGAAAAATATTTCTCTACGGGATTAGTTGATGGTGTCACAACTAATCCCACTCTCATTATGAAGAGTGGTAAAAACCCTGAAGATGTCTATCAGAAGATTAAAGACATTGGGGTACAAGACATCAGCATGGAGGTCATGGGATCCGACCTTGAGATGTACGATGAAGGAATTCGTCTGTACGAAAATTTTGGTGATGTTGCTACAATCAAAGTACCCTGCACACGCGAGGGTCTGATCGTTTGCAAACGACTCTCCGAGCAAGGTATCAAAGTCAACGTCACACTCATCTTCTGTGCCGCTCAGGCAGTCCTAGCAGCAAAGGCGGGGGCAACCTATGTAAGTCCCTTTGTAGGACGCCTGGACGACCAGTCAGTGGCAGGCCTGGAGGTTGTACGATCTATCTCTGAACTGTATCGCATCCATGGAATCAGAACTCAGGTTCTATCTGCATCCATTCGCAGTGTTCAACGTGCCATCAGGTCATGGTATAATGGTGCTGAGATCTGCACGATGCCACCCAAAGTATTTGATCAGATGTATGATCACATTCTTACCGATAAAGGTATGGAAATTTTTGAAAACGATTGGAAAGAGGTTCAACAATGACATTTGTAGTTTATTCTAGAGATGGATGTCCATATTGTGATAAGATTCAGCAGGTATTAATACTCTCTGAAATCAAGCATGTGATATATAAACTTGATAGGGACTTTACACGCCAAGAGTTCTACGATAAATTTGGAAAGGGATCAACCTTTCCAAGAGTGGTCAAAGATGATGAACTCATCGGTGGTTGTATGGAAACCGTCAAGTATCTAAGGGAACAAAAACTGGTCTAATGGAACAAAACCTCATCGACATGTACGATCTTATTGAACACGCGATTGATAATGCCTTTGGGGGACAAATGAATTTAAAGTTCTATGATTATCTCAAGGACAATAAAATCAAAAAATATGAGATAGATGCTTTCATCGAGAGCACTACTGCATGGGAAATAAGTGAGATCACCATGGACCTTGATGAATATATCAAGGGAGGTTCGGACAATGAACACAAACAGTTGCGAGAGGGTTATGGGTATATTCCAAAACCCCAAGCAAGAAAAATAAAAGAATATTTGTATGGCATCTTGGAAGATGCGTGGAGGTACAGTCATGACCGAAGACCAGGAAGACGCAAAAAGCATTCTAAATAAACCAGATTCCCACATCAATCGTGGGGTAGAGTTGCTACTACGCAACAGGAGGGGAAAACCAGAACCGCCCAAAACTTTTCAGATAAAGTTCGGTAAAATGGTTGCTCTCTTCCGAAGAGAGCTTGTATTCCATCTGAACTTCTATCTGGATATTAGAAAGAAATAGTCTCTGGAGGACAGGAAGATGTTAGCAGTAACACTGACGATTGGAACTTTAGTTTCCGTTATGATGTTTTTTGTGGGAGGTGTGGTAGGATGGTTAGCAAAAGATCATGTTTATCAAACTCAACCCGTTTATACTCATCCAGAGATGTTTGATGAAAACGGAAATATTTTACCAGACGAAATTTTAGCAGTACGATTTGAAAACAGTTATGACGAATTCGACGAAGAAGACGACAACAACTAGAAAACCTAGAGCAACAAAACCAAAGGAAACTACAAAGAAACCTACTGTAAAGAAGGCAACTCCTCCGAAGTCAATCGAACTTCCAACAAATCCCTTTGTCTTTGAGATTTTAGAACTTGCTTCTTCTCAAAGGACCTCTGCTAAAAAAGTAGAAGTCCTGCAAAAATATGCAGATGACTCTGTGAAGTCTGTATTGATTTGGAATTTTGATGATAGTGTTATCTCAATGATTCCAGAGGGTGAGGTTCCTTACGGGGATCCAAATGAGCAAAGTGCTTATGATGGTTCTCTCTCTCAGAACATTGCAAATGAAATGAATGGCGGCCAGTCCGCTACTGGACAAGATCTTGATGGTAGAAACAGAACTTCTCTCCGTAAAGAGTGGACCACACTTTATAACTTTGTGAAGGGTGGTAATGACAGTCTTAGTAAGACTCGTAGAGAGATGATGTTTATCAATCTCCTCAGAGGTTTGCATCCAAAAGAGGCAGAACTTCTTTGCCTGGTAAAAGACAAGTTGTTACAAACTAAATATAGATTAACAAAAGCAAACGTACAAGAAGCATACCCCGACATCGAGTGGGGAGGTCGTTCATGACAGCGGCTGTACAAGAACAAGAAAAACAAATGGCAGAGTTTGAATCAGACATCAATCCATCGGACTATAGTTGTCAGATTTTGCAGGAGAAAACTACTCTTGAGGCAGCAAATGATAGCACCCTACCTAATGATGCAAAACTTATCTGGTATGTTGTAGATGGTGTAGAATATATTGATCTCACTCGCTGCAGAAAAACTGTAGAGTTGTTTGACATGTATTACGATAAGTATGGAAAAGGTGCTGTCCAGAAGATTGATTTTGGATTTGGAACTGTTAATCCTAAGTTATGGGGATACAAGTCAAAAGACAAAGATAAGAAGAAAAAATGAGTAAGGGGTTTGATGTAGAAGTCGAGATGCCTAAAGAGGATATTGATCGTCTTCTCAAAGACTACAAAAAACTGAAGAAGTATCAGAAATCGTCAATGTGTGCGATTGAAAAACTTTCTGGTAAGAAAACTAAGGTAGACAAACTGGTTGATGAATATGGAATTGATTCAGAGGAAATCGAATAAACCGTATCACGTTATACAAAAGAACTTGACTATATAGTTCATAGGGATTATAATACCCATACGTTCATCCACTTCGGTGGACGCAAGTAAGTCGCGGAACGGATCGTTCATCTCTTCGGAGACGCAAACGACTGAAGGAACGGGAAAACGGATCCTGCGAAAGCAGAGAAGGTTAACTTTCCATTCTTTTAGGAGTCACTACAATGAACACACTTACACTGATCAAAAAGCAAATCGAAAAGCAGGCTGCTCTGCATGATGCACAAATTCACGTCACTAAGTATCGTGGTGTGGACTGCAAAGTGCATGAGGTTGGTGAGGAAACTCACGGCACTTTCTGCTATCGTGGTCGCACTTATACCAAGTGATTGCAAAATCAATTGAATAGTGTTAGAATGGGAGGGTAACCTCCCATTTTTTTATGGAAAGAGATAAACTTAAACTGATAGTAAGGAATCTAAAACTGTTGGTTGAAGCTCTTGAATCAGAAGTATAT